ACCGGTTGTTTTATTGAGATATACAAATGATCAATACAGCGCATTGCAACCAATGTTACAAACCTTTTAATAATGGATATGCAGATGGCGATATTTGCGTCTGCAACGAATGTCATGGAGAGACTGAAATGAGCGATGAAATGATCGGTACGCAAGATGCATGGATTAAAGCATATCACAAAGCACTAGAAGATGTTCGATATGTCGTTAGCAAAATCGGGAACGAGCAAACAAAAGAAGTAGTGGATCAAGCATTAAAACAATTGGGAAATTTTAAAAAATGAAAGCACGATTAGTGGCGATATTTGTTAATAATGATATTGTTTATGACGTACAGATTTTTAATGGAGAAAAATGGATATGTACACGTTCTTTTGATGCTAGAGAGCGAAAAATGGCTTTTGATTATCTTCATGATATGACTTTAATTAATGTTAATAAATACGATGTTACTATGAAATTTCCTAACACTATTTTAGGCGAATCAAATGTCTGAACCAATTAACGACCCAATCATGCGTTGTCCAGTTTGCAATCATCCAATACAAGAAGCGCATTATTGCGATTACTGCGCAGAAGATAGAATTTAATAAATGGGATACAAAATGAATAATTTTACAACTTTCGTTTTATTTATATTAGCAATGTCAGTCATTTTACTTGGCGTATCTAATATCATGACGCAACAACGTTTAAACGCGATAGCAAAAGAACCAAACAAAACTTATATCATTAAATTGCAATGTCCAGAAAAGAATAAAAAATGAATAATAGAGATCATTTAATCAATCAATTGTTCGCTCATATAGGCTATTGTTCCGGCATTATTTACGGATTGGAAGTCATAGCCGATAAAAAAGATCACGAATATTATTTGGAAGTTAAAACAAAAACAGATGAATTGATTAAATTAAACGAAATTGATACGGATAATTATCACAAAGTAATTCAATTTTTGAAATCATTATCATATCGAAGTTGTTGCAACGTTTGCGAATGTGTTTCGTGTGATGCAACTGAAATGTTGCGTAAACTAGGGGAAATATAAATGAAATATGAATGGGAATTAGTAGAATCGTCAGAAGTTGGTGATTATACAGAAAGATTGCATGTTTATGGTGGGTGGTTAGTTAGAACGTATTTTGGATTACCTGCTACAACTTTATCAATGATTTTTGTACCTGATCCTGATCATAAATGGAAAATTGATGATGAAACAACAGATCCAATGAAATATGACCCGAAACCGGGTTGGAGAAGTTAATGAAAATAAAATTACATTTGAATTCAAGTTGTGCAGAATCTAAAACACAATTAATCATGTCAACTGTTTCAGAATCACTAGGTGATGAAGTATTAATTACTCTTAACTCCTCAACAGAATTAGATATTTATGTTTTATTGGAAGATTTAAAAATAGCGATTGATACAATGATATTGTATAAAAATAGGGAAGATAAATGAAAGTTAAATGCGAAAAATGCGAACATGAAACAGAATTAACGATGCCACAAAAAACCGAAATGTATATGGAAGTGTATCGAGAAGGTGTCAAATTAACGGTCGATAAAATCATCGATTCATGCGAACAATTGATGTTAGAAACGGAATTTGGGGGTGTGGTGTGACAGATTCAACGTGCTTTCGTTGCGGTGATATTGATGATGATCATAGAACACTGTCTATGCGTTGTGGTTATGACATGAGCGAATTAAACATATCGTTGCTTTTAGGTTTAGGTGGCGAATATACAATGTCAGTTTGCAAGCGGTGTCGTTCTCAATGGATGAAAGCAATCAAACACTGGTTCAAAAACATCGAACCAAAACGAGAAGTTGGTAGCGGTATATTCATTCGTGAATTTGGTGATAATGTCGAGATCACAATGGAAGAATGGCTAGAACATAGAGAAAAACGTGCAAAGGAAAATTACGTATGAATCCAGAAGATGAAGTGAAAATTGCTAAATTATCAACCGAAGATATGTATAAATGTCAACAAGCATACGATACCGTAAAAGCGTATTATTTTGATGATTCAGACAAAGCATTTATGTGGTTTAATACTAAAAATGACAATTTCGATAATTGTTTGCCAAAAGAATTAATGATCAGCGGTGGCGTAGATAAATTGCTAAAATACATCGAAAAAAATATGGTTCATTAACTTATGGAGAAGGTAAGGTACGGATGCCTAAACATCATGAATTTTCAAAAAATGAATTAGAATTCATAAAAAATAAATTTATATCGAAAATGATAAAACAAGATAATAATTCTTGTATTTTATGGAACGGAAAACCCAATGTATTTGGGTATGGAACTATTTGTATTTTGAATAAACGTTGTGTGGCACATAGAATTTCTTATATGATTTTTAAAGGTGAAATCCCAAAAGATTTAGTTATTTGTCATAAATGTGATAATCGAAAATGCGTTAATCCAGATCATTTATTCGTTGGTACAAAATATCAAAATAGTCAAGATATGGTTAATAAAAAACGTCAAGCGTATGGAAATAGGCATGGAAATCATAAATTGAATGATAATGATGTAAAAAAAATCAAATCATTATTGCAAAATAATGTCGATAAAAATGAAATTGCTAAAATATTCAAAGTTAAAAGACCAGCAATACATAGTATTTCAACTGGACGAACATGGAAACATGTATAATAAGGAATAAATATGCCACATAAGATCACCAGCATTATCGAAATATCTTATGATGAGGACGCAAACATGCCTAAACATAAAAAACATCATGTTAAGGATACCGTAGAAAACGGTGAAATTGTGTCGCAAGAGAAAAAACCTAATCATTATCGATCTGAAGCAGTTTCTGATAAAAATAGGTTCTTTCACCAAACGAAATCTACTGCCCAAGGCGCAACGCAAACAACAACAGTGACGGTGAACATAGATCAGAAAGAAGATTGCCTAACCGGTTGTTTTGGCGCATTAGCGCGATGTTTTAGTAAAGGCGCAGCAGGGGCATGACAGAACGCGAAAAAATCAAATACGCTAGGAAAATGATCAAGGAACATTTTAATGGATCACCTGTCAAAACAGATTTGTGGTTCAGACTCGAAAACCCCATGCTTGGAGGTAAATCTCCAAACGATTTCATCCGCATTGGACGGATTGATAAATTATTATTATTCATTGAATCAGCAATTGACGAGAACAAACGCCCAGATGATGAAAAGAGAAAGCAGAAGAAAACCGACTAGTTATGCGGACGTTTACGAAACAGCCATCGAAGCATTCGGGTACGATAAGAACAAAGCAATAAAATGGTACACAACAAAAAGACCTGAATACGGTAATAAAAGCCCTTATGAAATGTGCAAAGAAGGCAAATCAGCAGCGATATTAAAAGAATTAAATAAAACATTATTGGTTCAATAACCCTAATTTCTTTTTAGGTTTACCTTGATTCAAAATGCCATTGGCTTTTTTATCGATTTTTGTTTTTTCACCAGCAGATAAATTGCCTTTGTCAAATTGCTGTGTAGCACGTGCTTTCGCGTTTGCGGCTCTATTTTTGGTGTCCACTGGATAAGCCCGTTCTTCAGGAAGCGCAAATTTAGATGTTGGGAGAGATTTCCTTTGCTTGGTTGTTAATGCTGTCATTAAATTTCTCCAAATACCCTGCTAATTTTTTTAATAAAATAGGACAATCCTTTACTAATCCAAGCATTTTATTGCATCTATCACATATCCATCCACGAAAGTTATCTGTTTTGTGACAATGATCAAAAACAGTTAATTCATTTTTATCACATATTTCACAAATGTCTGCTCTTGGTCTACCTGCAATTTCCCAACGTTTTGCTTCTAGTCGAATTGCATAATGTTCATTTCTAATTTTTTGTGCTTCTGGATCATTCTTTCTACGTTTAGCCTGTCTTATCTTGTCGCTTTCTCGTATTAATTCGAGGTTATTTTGACGGTATTTTTCTTTCGCCTTTTTATTAGTTTCAGGATGTTTTTTTCTATACCGTCTAGCTTGTTCTAATACCTTTTCAGAATTATTTTTTCTCCATTCTTTTACTTTTTCATAATTACTCATAATCCCTCCTATTAAGAGGGGATTATATCACATTCCTGATGAATCCGGCATTGGATATTTTTCTTCACCCGGTAATCCGAACGCTGATTTTGGAAGCGCATTTCTGCGCTTCGCTGTTAATTTTGTCATTGCGTAAACTCCTAAACCTTTTTCTCGATTTTATCTTGCATTTCTTTAGATTTGACTTCTAATGAATCGAGGTAAACAGTGAAATCAAGTGTTGGATTCGATTTTTTTTCCATTTCGTAACCTGCAATAACAGCCAAATCACCAGCACGTTCTTTATCGCGAATTGCTTTACGATTCAATTCCAATTTAGCATTAACGACATTCACATCTAAATCTTGAATGTCTTTTAATGATGGCAATGGGGCTGGGTTTTCAGGATACCATGCAACGCAATAACCACCCATTTTCACTACCGTTCCATAACCTTTATCGTTAACACCTTCTTCATCAGGCCAGAAAACAAATTTTGCATTTGGAACTAAATGAAGTAATTTATTAAATAATTCATCTCTGCTTAACATTTAAAAATCTCCTTAACGTATTCTAGTTGCGCTGATAAATCCACATGCAGTCGCAGTACCAGCAAATGTAGAAAAAGTGCTTAAATAAACGGTGGTAGTCGTTGTCAATTTAAATCTTTTGTATGGTGCTTGCAAACCGCAACCAGCAGGTAATGTTCCTGTAAACGAATTATATAGTGATTGATCTGGTGCAGTTGCAGATGTTGAACTTATCCATGCTAAAAACAATGTTGAAGCAACACTTGCAGTTGCTAAACCAACATTTCCCCACACAATCCAATCACCTTTTGTGAGTGAAATTGACGTGACGTTTGCGGCTGTGTTTGTTGTTAGCGAAACAGCAGATGCAGCTGCGACGACAGATTGAATTTCTTCACCGACATTTCCTGCTACAGCATTATCGTTTGTCTTTGTTCCTAATGTCACAGGAGGTGTTGCCAAACTCGTAGGGCTTACTATACCAAGAGCAACAGCAGTGCATGACGTACCAACAGAACCTGAATCGAATGAACAAATAACTTTGGTATCTGGTGCTGAATATGCAGATGAAACAATCGTTGCGTATCGAGTAGCATCAGCAAACACTTTCAAACGTCTATTTGCTAAATATCTCGTTGTGGCATCAACGCCATTAATCATGATCGTTGCTGAACCATTTTTAGATACGGTATCGCCCCAACAAAACCATTCAGCATCTTCCCATTGATAACGATGATCTGTCATGTTTTGGCGTGCGGTATCATTCACTTCAGACGGTGCCATACCTTCTTGCCAACCGTAAGGAGCAACGTTTGGTGAAACACCATTGCTGGCTGGTGTCGTTGACCACCTTCTTATGAAACTATCTAATGTAGACATTCAAATTCTCCGTTTATACAGTGTAACTCGTGGGTGGGAATCCATCGTAAAAGCCTTGTGGTGTTTGAGGCAACACAGGCATTGGATAATTTCCTTGTGGTTGTTGCGCTTGAATCGCATAATTTGGCGCATCACCTAAATATTCCATGTTCGGACCACTATAATAGCCTTGCACAGCGTCCGGCAATGAAACAACATCATTTGACCTAGGATTCAATGGTGGTGCCAATAATTCTAATTTCTTCTGAGAATTTACTTTTTTGGCATGATGATTCAATAAGCCCAAGGCATTCGCTTGATTGACCAGATTTAGAAGTCCTAACATAAACGCTCCTAATAATAGCGATTTACCGTTGCAACATATTGAGGTACCGATGTACCAAGAACGTCTTTTGCTTGGTTGTTTTTGAACGGTCGACCACTAAACCACATCGAAGCGGCATCATTTATATTGCCGTATTTGTTCAAATATCCACCTAGTTTAGCACGCGCCACCGCATCTTGCGCCTGTTGATTTTGCAAAAATTGTTCAGGTGTCATTTCAACGCCTAACACTTCTTTTGTCCATGACGGGATATTAGCACCCATCACCTGATATTGCCCATAAGCTCGATCGCCAGTGCGAGTTCTTGGTCCAAGTTCGGTATACCTATTGCCTGATTCTAAATGCCCAATAGAACGCATCAGTCGCGTTACAGTGTCATCCGTAGAATTGACAGGCAACGTATACGATGGGTTTGTTCCTTGAAACGGTTGTGCTTGAGATTGTGTATTATTTGCACCGTTTTGACCGAACATGCGCCACAAGGCTAAGTTTTGCGCAGGATTCACTTTTTGATCTTGTGATAAATTTAATAACCCAAGACCAAACGCGCTCATTGCGTCACCTTGAGAAAATGGGCTTAACATTCCGTCTGCCATTTTATTGATTCCCTTGTTGATTAGGTTTCATTATCAATGCTGGAGGTAATACTTTTGCCATCATCAATGCAAATTGGCGTTGTTGTGATGATTTATTGGTGGTGCTTCTGATATTTTGAGCATCTGCCATCCATTTAGGGCTATACAAATATCGAATCGCTTCAGCATGTTGTTTGCTACCGACTTGCTCTGTCACCATGTCGAGGATTGCCCCGAAGGATTGACGAACGGTATCCATCGAAGTTTCTGCACGACCTTTTGCTGTTTTAGGCGTGACAATGTTTGACAGGTTTTTCCATGCCATTTTCATATCGCGTAATGTTTGCAATGCAACAGGGTTATGATCTAACGCCAATTCAAATTGTTTATATTGATTGTCATTTTTCAATACGTTGTTATAAAACTGAACGCCTGATATTTCGCCTTTTTTATTCAATCGTTCGATTTCATTTCTAACAATGCCATCCCATGCTTCGGGATTCCTTCGCATGATTTGCTGTTTCAATTGACCTAATACACGAATATTCGTTTGTGATGGGTCAAATATCATTTTGGAAGCATTTTTTAATTGGGTATCAGATAAATTTGCCAACCTTCCTAACACGCCATTTTTAGCTTCATCAACCACAGGTGACATTTGTTCGTGTATAGAACGTGCAGTTTGATAATTTTTAGAATATTGATCTGTCACATCCGTAATTTTATTAGCCGCGCCTTGAATCAATCCAGATGTATATTTGTCATTTCCAGTCGTATTTAAAGGAGAACCTTTCTGCAATGCGGCTGTGTTAATACGTTTTTTAACAGCATCTAAAAATCTCATCCCACGAGCATTTATTCCCATAGCGGTTGCTTGAAATACTGGGTCGTCATTGTAAATTTCTTTAAGAACTGATTGAACACGTGGATCTGAATAATCAGAACTCACATTATCACGCGCATATTGTAATTGTTCGATACGTTCTTTGTTGTATGGTTTTGATTTTGCTTTGTCGATTAAATTATCAATACGATTTTCAACCATAGCCATCATCTTTTTACCAGTAGGCTGTTGACCACCTAATTCTGGTGCTAAATCTTTATCGTTTAATACTTCGTGCATCGTGTCTTTAATGCGAGGCACTTCAAGTAATTTATCTAATTCTGGTTGTGGTATTTCTTCAGATTCAGCCGCTTTGTAATAAGGTGACGTTGCTTGCGAACGAGTATCTTCCAATTCTTTAATAGCGTTTTGTGCAGCATCACGTATAGAAAATGACGCATCCTGACTGCCAGTGCTTATTTGCGATTTTAATGTATCAATGGCTTGTTTTTGCTGACCAATTCGTTCTTGACCAGTTTTAACTTTTTGGGTCACACCTTCTTGACCTGCACGACCAAAAGCGGCTTCTTCTGCCATTATATCTGGACGACCACTTGCTTCGCCAACGCTTAATGGTGTTCCTATACGCAACCCTGCTTCACCTGTTTGCGTGGTTTCTGCTGGTGTTGTTCTTGCGACTAAATCTTCGACTGGATTTGATTTACCAATGCCGACTTTTTTCATTAAACTTGGGGCTATAAATCCAGTTCCAACACCAACAGCCGCTCCTTCTTTACCGCCTACGCTATAACCCATCGCGCCACCCAATAAAGATCGTGCAACAGCTCGTACAATCGGGTTAGAAGTGCCTATTAATGTATTCAATAATCCGAATGCCGCATTGCTACCACCAGTGACCGCACCGCCCATCACAGGTGAATCAGGCGATTGTGTAGCCCCATAAGCGGTACCTGCAGCAGCGTCACCTAATAAACCTAATGGTCCAGCAGCAATTAAAGGTGAATATTGCGCTAAACCTTCGGCAAGTGGATTCCTGTTTTGATCATTAACACCAGCCAATTCTTCCATGCTGGATGTTTGTGGGTTAAAACCTTCTTTTGCTGACGCATCTGCTAATTTTTTAGCGAAAGGAATGTGTTTTTGCAAAAATCCTGCTAATGCTTCTGCTCCAGGAATTTTGTTCATCGTTCTATTGATGTTTTGACCTGCTGTTAATAATCCAGCAACGCCACTGCGAGCAATGTTCATTGGGTTTGTATATTGTTCAGCACCTGTTGCAAACCTATCTAAAAATGGTTTTTTAGGCGTTAAATCAGCAGTGGATTCTGTTGAATCAACAGGCGTTAATTTACCAGAAGAAATACCTGAATGTATGGCTGATTGAATATCAGCCTGACTCATCGTATCAGGGAAACTTAACGCACCATAACCTTTAACATTTATTGTTTGCATGATTACGACCATTCTCCAGTTTCTGGGTCATAGGTTCTTCCACCACCTCCCGATGATGAAGATTGTTGATCGCTGGCTTTTGATGGTTGCAAACCAACTTTATTTGCGCGTGTTACCGCATCTGTCAACCATTTATCTACATATTCTTGCGCTTTTGCGTATACGTCTGGCGTGACCAACGATTCGAAAGTTTGAATGTGACCCATGGATGAATTTGTTATTTCACGTAATGTTTCAATACCAACTTGAGCACCCATCGCCCTTGCCCTTAATGCGGTCATTTCTGGTATCAATGCACGAGCAGCTAGGAAACGAGCTTGTTTGTCTGGGTCATCACCCTTAATTGCACTGGCGATTTGCGGTATAGAATACCCTTGAATACGTTGAGAATAAGGTTTAATTGCATCCGTCAATGTTGGATTCAATGAATTAATTTCTTCAAGTGCTTGTTGACGTTTTTGTACTTGAGTCAAAGAACCAGTTGTCGTGCCGAATATTGGTGTTGGCATGTTGCTTGGGTCAAACCCTTTTTTCTTAGCCAAATCAGATATTGGAACGTTATTTTTTAAAGCTTCAGTCGCTTCCGTTAAATCGTAACCCATACCCATCGATTGAGCCAAATAAGCGCGTCTTGCATCAACTGGAATGAGTGTTGCGCCAGCAATTCTAAGGCGTTCTTGTTGATAAGGTGTTTCACCTTTAGTTCCATTTTGGAATATGATTTTACCAGTTGTCGGGTCAACCAATGCAGAACCAGCACCAACGCTCACCGGTTTATTTGATGCATTAGTTAAAAATTTAGCCGCTGTCTCCATCATTTTCGGATCACCGCTTAAAAATGCGGCTTGAACGAATGCTTTTTGTGATGGTGTCAAATTAGAACTAGCAATCGTTTCACCAATTTTGTTCAATTGATCTTGTTTTTTGTATTGTTCAGCACCTGCCAATGCAGTTGGAACAATCGGATTAGTTCGATCATTCATTTTAGCCAATAAACCCATGCCAGCACCGTATAACAACCCTTTACCTTGTGGGCTATTCACAAAATCCATGAATCCCGTACCACCTTGACTTGGTGGTGTTGCAGGCATTTGTTGTGGAGATGGAGATAACATACCAGCAGGTGCAGGAACAGGAGATTGTGGTGCCATTGGCTGTTGTGGGTTGGTATCCATCGCGTTTGTATTTAACCCGCGACGCTGTGCATCTGCCAATAATTCTGCTTTGACGTTTTCAATGTCATTTGGGTCAATCATGGGTGGTTGCACACCGCCTAATGAAGATTGAAGTCGTTGCAAATAATCATTCAACATTCCGTATGCCATTATTGGTAAGCTCCTAATAATCCAAGCCCTGCGCCAGCAGCCGCACCCCATGGACCCATAGACGCGCCAGCCAACGCACCGCCACCCGCACCTGCAAGGTAACGTTTCCAACCGGATAATCCAGTTTCAGGCGTAGAAGATGATGAAACACCCCCAAAATTCCCTTGAATTGCGCCAAGGTATTGCAATACAGCATTTCGGCGAGCGTTAGCATTGTATTCAGCAAATTTTCGACGATCTTCACCGATTTCATTTTGACGATCAAATCCGGAGTATTTCATTTCATCAATGCCCGGTGCTAATTGACCTGCACGCAATTGATTTTGACGTTCTTGTTCATATAATCCTGCAAATGCATCTCCTATACCAGATGCTTCTGCTGTTTGAGCTAACCCTGAACCAGTTCTACCACGACTTGCGAATGTCGATTGAACATTAGGAATTATTTTATTTTTTGCGGCATCTAAAGCAGAATTAAATCCTTCGCCACCTGTTAAATAATCACCCCTTAATGTTCTGTTAATCATGTCTTTGGCAGAATCGCTGAGGGTATTATCATTTGATGCATTTAAAATGCCTTGTTGGGCAGATTGAGATAATGGGTCGAATTCGGCTTGATAAGGCGCATCATGATAAAATCGTTGGCTTGCTTCCCTGAATCCTTCTGCCAAATACGGTTGTTGTCCAGCCCAAGGTGAAGTATTCACCACAGAATTTTGACCGCCACCCCCGCCCCCGCCACCGCCTTTCATTTGGGCAATAGGCGCATCATCAGCGATGTAATGAAATTGAGATTCATTCTCATCTAAATCGAATGCCCCAGTTTTAGAATTATACTGAAACACCGTTTTTGAATATATTTTTTTCATGTTGCGAAATCTCCATTATTCCATCGGCATCTGCTCAAGCATTTTCTTTAGCATAGCAGATCGTGTCGAACTTGCATTGGGCATACTCAACGGTGACATGGGCGCATAATTTGCTTGGCGTGGGTTTCCTACGTTCAATGGCATAACAGGAGGCAATGTAGGTTTTGTCGTTCCAGTCGCATTATTACCGCCATTCATCATTTTCAACAACATGCTACCCATGTTTGCCATGCCACCCGCACCACCAGCAGTTTTCAATGGGTCATTCGGCGCAGTAGGGTTTGTTCCCACGTCTTGTGTGATGGTCGGGTTTGCATTCATGTTGGTGAACATATTGCTCAATTTCATAAAAGGATTATATGAAGCAGATTCGCTCGGCATTGCTTGAAAAGGTACAGGCAATCCTGTGATGTTCTGGGATGGAATAGGCGTAGGCAATTGATTAGTCGCTGGCGATTGATCGACCTTTAACGAATTCAGAATCCAATCATAAATTCCAGCCATTTTTGCATGTCCTTATATGTTCAAACTAAATACAGTATGGATTTTATTAAACCCTAATTGCTCGACTTTCTTTTCCCATCCCGGTCGACCATAAAATTCTATCGAATCGCAGTCATGTTCTTTAGCAAACAAAATGAAATGCGGCAATAGGTGAACCCAATTGTCAAATTTTACACCAGATACTATCACAAACAACATGACTTTTTTGGATGGGTAATAAATAATCTGTGTGACAGCAACCGCATGAATATAATCGTCATTGTCGACTATCACCCATAATTGCATGTCTTTTGCTTTGATAGCCATGAAAATGTCTTGAAGCGTGAATTTTCCATCACCGTATTTCAACGCTTGTAAAATTTTATGTTCAACCATTTCCCAAACATACATGAAATTTAAAGCAGGTATTCCACATAACCTTAGATTTTCATTCATTTTGTATCACCCAATGAAAACATAACCGAATGTTCTATCGGTTTGTGCGTTGTTAGCGTGTGTAATCGTAAAAGTCGGTGGGTTTAATGCTAAATTTCTTGATGAAACATATAAAGAACCTGCACCAAATTCTGTTGCTGCATTTGCAGTTTGAGGAGTAAAAAATATCAACGTATTTTGACCGAGATCATTCACAGGAACTTGCACTGTCGTTGTCGCAGAATTTGCTGTTAATGTCACAGCATTAACATTGTTAGTCCTGCCTTGCATGATATTTTTTATCACTAAAATTATTTGACGTAACATCGATGGATGATCTGGAATATATTCTGGAACATCAGGAAATTGACTTTGCGCCATTATCGAATACCTGCTGGTTTAAATTCCAATAATTCAACGCCAATCGCATTGATGAAATTGCTTGCTACCGTCACCCTGACTCTATGATAACGAGCATTAGATCGTGCTTGGCAATTACCATCAGAATCCACTGATAAAGAACTTCCCCATGTAACTGTCTCAGTCAATAAATTCCTTGTACCAATTTGCATTGTTGTGCTTTGCGTTGTTCCATCGATCACAGGTTTTATCAAAAACACATCTGTTTTTTGACCATCCGTTATTTGCGTTTCTGCTGTTTCTAATACGGCAGTTAATGCTGAACTTGCAGAAGGAAAAGCCAATTTATGATCTGAATTGAATAAACCGAAATCGATGTTGTTTCCTACCCATACACGAGAATCTAACGAATAAGGTAACACATCAATATTTTTAGATAACCCATGTGCTGATTCCCAATCATCTAATTGATCTAACGTATAACCTTCGCTTAATGCTGAATAAATGAATTCGGTATTAATATCTGCGTATGACCATCTGCGCGTTGCGTTGGGAGCGTAATTATACATTAATATTCTTGAACAAATCGCGCCAGCACCTAAAGATGCGGAAGGATATGCCCACATTAAAATTTGTCGTTTGTAATCTACAGAACTACAAATCAAATAATCGTAATTCGTATCCAAATCATCAGAGAAAAAGTTATCGACTTTGTTCACGCCAATTTGTACTGATTGATTTCCATCAAAAACCCTGAATCCATCAAGACCAATGAAAAATGTTAAATCTCCAATTCGTTGACATGATCGTGGGTATTTTGTTCCTTGGTCTTTTTCTGAAATTGTAAATTGGAATATTGCTGGCGAACCAATGTAATCCATTCTAACGATTGCTTTTTCTTGCATGATCACGCCATATTGACCACCAAGCACTGCTTGCACCCAACCATATTGGGCATTCAAATCTTGATAATCTGCTTGTGTCACTGCGCTGACTGTCCATGACGTAATTGTGCCGATTCCTGGCCATCTAACACGATATGGTTTAAAACCATCAACCGCATCGTACGTATTACCGACAACTAAAAAATCATCACGAACAACATCCATATATCGAGCTAATGGCGCAGCTGCTGATAAATCAGAAAATACTGTATCGACACCCATTTCGAATTTCTGGATTGAACCATCAATATTGCTAGCTAATACATTGTCGCCAAATTGCGTGAATTCCCATTGATCATCTGAACCTAAAGAATAACCGCCGATTTTTGAAACATTGGCAAATACTCCTAATGTCGTTTGACCCAACAAATATAATTTAGTGGCATCACCAGCAAAGTTGTATGTGGTTGCTGTTTCAGGGTCTCTTGCTGAAAATGCACCACGACAATAGGCTGTCAACGCATCAGAATATGCGGTAAAACTCGGAAATGATTTGTAACTCCCACCAGCAGCAATAACATTTTTTGCGAGCGTTAAACCCGGATTATTTAATACAGGCAAATCTGGTAAAAATTCAGGGAATTCTAATAACATTTCTATTGCGCCTTTTGAAGTTTTTCAAGTTCAACAAGCCATGTGTCTAATGCTTTATGAAGGTCAACAATATGATCTTCGTTACATCTTGTTTTTTCATTTACCCAATCACGAAAAAGTTCTCGTTTAGCAGTAAACATCCCATTGAATTCTTTGCCAAATAATTTCGAACATAATTCATATAATCTGGATGTTTTCATTTTCGCATTTTGGTCTGTAGATAACGCCATTTCTGTCATCCTTAAAAACTTGTAGGTACTAGTTTTCCTGACGCAGTTAATTTTTTAGTTACTTTCATTAACGCATCTAACGCTTCTAATTCTTCTGTTTTCGCTGTCGCAGCTGCTTCTGTGTTTCTTAATAATTTAGAATAAATCCACCAACACGCACGCGCTTCAAGTAAATCTTGGGCATTGTCGGTGAAATCATTATTTTGTGCAGACGTTAATGTTGAATACGATTTCAAATAATATAAAGTGATTGCATAAACAGCATTCGGTATTAACGATAAATAAAATTTATTTTGATAAAAAGCGTAATCAGTAGGTGTTCCAGCAGTTCTCGAAATGTTATTTTGTAATACCCAACTCATTGTTCTTTTTTCTAATGGTTCAATATCAGATGTAGCAATTGTTATGGTTGCATCATCCACTTTCATTATATCTGTTGGCACACTATCCGCTGAACCATATGCAAATTGATTTGCAACCGTATTAAACGTGCCAGTCGTTTCATTAAACCAAAATCGATATCGCCTAGCGTAATATTGAATGGCTCGATTAATGGCTAATTCTGCTTGTGTGGTGAAATCAGATCGATTCACATAAGTGGCAACGTTTGCGGTCAATGTCGATAATAATGTGGTCATTTACAATTCCTTTTGTGGTATTTGAAACCACGTGGGGGGATCGATTTTTTGCAATTAGCGCATGGAATGCCGATCACCTTCATTGTCGAAGTATTTTGTTCCGTATGGGTTGGTTGACTGTCCGTCAAGCAAGATTGCTTTTCTGTCTCCGCGATACGACTCTGCATTGCGTATATCTGCCTGCGCCTCATTAATCATTCCCCCATGGTCTTCTCTTACAATATCATTTTCGTTTAAATCAACCCAGTATATTTCTAATACAGTAGTATCTTCTAATGCTTCAAATTTGTGAAAATCGCCGGGCGATACCGTACATTCTTGAGAAATCCCTAGGATTGAAACATCTTGCAAAGTTTCAGTGCCATAATCTTTCCAAATGGTGATCTGCAATTTCCCTTTCAGCACAACAAATCTGTTAAACTTGAATTTATGTTTATGCTTTGAACAATAACCACCTTTCCTTATTTCAGCGATATGCAATTCTACATTATTTTTATTGAATAATGGCGTTGTATATCCCCACACTTTCCCTTGAATGATCATCGTGGCGGCTCCATCTTGTATCGTGGAACGGGTTTGCCATTCAAATCAGGCAAGGCATGCTTCGAACTACCCATCAATTCAACCCAAGGATAAGCACTGTTGATGTTATCTAAAACGCCTGACCATTCCTTCGCATATTCTGAATCTTCCGTCTCAGGGAAACAGGGAACGCCCTGAGTGTAATGCACTAATTTTGCGTCCTTGCGTGGTTTGTCGTAGCCGACAAGGTGATTCCATTCACTCGGTAAATTACCTATTGCATCATCAGGACACCATTTTATCGCATGCAATCCATTTGCAGTTTCACAATATTCAGGTGTCAAAATGGTATTTTTTGCACAATTGAACAACATCACGCTTGCCCATTCATATTCGATTTTGTTCTTGCTGACCATCACAGTGTATTTATCATCAACCAATTCAAACAATTTTGCCACGTCATCATTCAATATAATGTCGATATCTAAAAACAATGCCCACCCTTTGAAATTACATAACCAAGGCGTTAAAAAACGACTGAACGTAAAAGGAGTTAACCCCGCACGTTTGAAAGGTAATGTGTTTAATTGAATGGGTGTGATGGCAACTGGTTTGGATGTTTTCAACATAATGGAATGTGCCAGCACATGATATGCAACTGGTTGCCTGTGATCGTAACCTACGAATATGCGTAATGGTTCATTGTTCATAAATTTGAATCCCTTTTAAATCCGATTTTAATTAATTGTTACTTCGTCTATTGTTTCTAATTCCAATGATTTTGGTTCTGGTAATCTCACTAACCGTTCTACTGGCGCGCATACAATCACAACCAATTCGCCTGATTTTTTGAAATCTAACACGACAAAATGATTTGAAATGACGTTAAACCATTCAACCGATGTTTTTAAGTTGATATGAGCATTTCGACCATCTTCTAATGTTTTAGAAGCAGCAGATGTTGATAAAGCAAAATAAGCCAATTTTTTGCATTTGCTTTTGAGATGAACCAACACATTATCTAATAAATCAGGTTCAATGTGTTCCATTACATCCGTACACACGACTAAATCAGCAGGATTTGGATCTTCATGAAATGCCCGAATAGCAGGGTCATATTTTTTTATGACAAACGGAAGCGTATTTGCTAATGAATTTTTACCGCATCCATAATCAAGCACATCATATGAATTGATACGTTTGCATAACGCTAATATTTCATCAGAATATAAATGACCGCTTGTGCCATAATTCCTGTTTGTATTATGCAAATTTTCGTTTAATTTGCGGTAATCGTTTGTAATAAGTTGCATATATCCCCTTTCACTTTTTCTAATATTGGTTCCCATTTACAATCCGAATCTTGCCAATAATTTGTTACATTCGGATACCAAGGCATTTCTTTACCATGTACACCTGCTTGCCATAATGTTTTATACGGGCACAATTGCCATGTTAATGTTGTGCCAATGACACCTGATAAATGAATGACGCTTTGCGGTACTGATATGATCAAATCGAGATTTTTCACACATGCGGCTGTTTGTTCGTAATCTTCCAACATGTCTGTCCAATGATGTAACTTGACACCATTTTTTTCGTTGAAATCTTCTATTTCTTTGCTGATACCATTGTCATATTGCAAACTGATAAAATCAGCAGGTAATTTAAGAATATCAACCAACATTTCCATTGGGATATAACGATGATTTCGACCTGTTTGTTTTGTACCACCGCGCCAACTGATACCTATTTTTGGTCGTGTACCTAATAAATCTAATCGTTCTGCATATCGTTTATCGAATTTTTCATCGACATTCAAATAAGGCAATGCAGGAAAATCAGATTCTTTTTTACGATAATATTTAGCTAATGAACCAATCAATATTTTTGCATCTAAACGATAACGTCTGCCCCAATCATAATTGGTATATTTACGCGTACCGTACACATCAATTACGGTTCTATGTTTGTGTGCAATGGTACTCCGTCTTAAGCGATCGAATTATTTAATAAAGCTGAAAC